CTAGGATTTCGAAGGGATTTTCGGGTACAGTGTAAGCTCAAAAGTTGCGACATCATACATTCCCTTTGGATTTCGCGTTAATTTCTTGTATTCAATCCGATCAATCACTTCTTTTAGAGCTGCATTCCTTGCATCTGGAGTAAGCGTCCAATACAGCTTTAATAGCTGCTTACAAGTCGGTACAAAGCTCTTCCAGTTATCATACTTTATCTTTTCTTCTTCTAGCTCCTTTTTAAAAATCTCGATGCTATGTTCTGCTTCCTGCATTTGGCTTTCCATGGCTTTCGAGCGATCTAGGAAAACATCAGTACTGTAAATCCCTTGCTCTAAAAGAGTATAGATTCGTTCTTGCTGCTTATTTAGATCAGCACGGTGCAGAATTGCATTATGTAGCAATTCTTCCTTTTGCGGGATGAGAGAGGGTACAGAGGGAACATCTGCTTCGTATCCGCGAACAATATCTTCGAGTGCACGAAGAACTTCTCTCTCTACCACTTCGACAGCACTCCCGATGGTAGGGCAGCCTCTTGTTTTGCACATCAGCACATCATAAGGAGCGCCGCGCTTAGAAGTAGAAGCAGGTCTGCGTTGCAATTTATGACCACACTCAGAGCAGACAAGAATACCGGAAAGAGGGTTTTTTACAGCATAAGAAGAAGGATTGCGAGGAGTGCTTACACGGAACCTCTCCTGTGCTTTCAAGAACAAATCATGAGGGATTAATGGATCATGGAGGCCGGCTACCTCTATGTATTCATCTGCACGCGGGCGAGTGCGGACGGAAGAACCGTTTACAATTTTCGTCACGACTTTGCGCCTGCCGTAAAATACTTTTCCGTCATTCGCTGGATTCCGGAGAAACTCTCGAAGAAAGCTTTCGGTAAACCTCCCGCCGGTCCGAGATTTTATATTGCGTGCCTCTAGATAATCAGAGATATATCCCAAACCTCGCTTTTCATCGCAAAAAAGATGGTAGATTAATTCTGCGATCGGACGTTCCTGATCGTCAAATTCAAGGCTCCAGCCCTTCTGATTCGCCAACTTATAACGGCGATAACCATAAGGGGCAGAATTGTATGGCCACTTCCCTTCGCGGACTGCGGACATTACACCGCTTTTAAGCCTACGCTTAATAGTTTTATATTCCTGGCGGCTCATAAATAAGCCGAACTCAAAAAAAGTCTGATCAGACTCACTGGAAGGGTTGTACGTTTTTTGCGGCGTGATGATCAATGTTTCGGAGTATTGGAAAGTACGCTGCACAATACCTTGATCCACGGTATCACCACGAGCAAGACGTTCCACCTCTACGACAAGGACACCTTCCCACATCCCGGATTCTACCTCGCGAAGAAGCTTCTGCATGACGGGACGAGCAGAAATGCTATCACCGGATACGATTTCGCGGTAGATGTCACCGATAGAAAGATTCATCTTTTTAGCAAGATCAAGAAGGATACATTCATGCCGGTTCAAAATCTCTTCGGTGGTCATAAAAGGATTTTCGAGATCCTTACGACTCTTACGTAAATAAACTAAATAAGACATTATATCAATCTCCTTTGTAAATTATATTAAAAATGAGTACAAAAATAACAGCCACCGAAAATATGTTTCGATTGCGATGACTGCTCGAAGATGATACAATATATGTGGTGAGTATTGTACGCATCTTCGAGATGTGTGCGTTATATACGACCTCGTATTGATTACGAGGATTAAACACTATTGGCGTAGTGTTTAGTGATCTTGAACCGTTCCTGTTGGCGCAGGGGCGGTTTTTTGCATAATAAATTAATTATTTCCATATTTTACCAGTGCATCTCCATTTCTTTATAATTTATAATAAAATTATGAAGATACTACTAGATAAGATCATGTACGAGAAAAACCTAACGAATCGGCAGGTAACAATTATGACCGGGATACCAAAATCCACAATCAACCGCATCAAAAATGGAGAAGTTTCCCCATCTGCCGATACACTGGAAATCCTGGCAAAAGGATTAAAAGTAAAAATTTATGACCTTATCGACTCTCCCTACAAATAAGCGTCCCAGATCTGGGACAATTTACCATTTTGGAATAAGTTATCAGTAACTCCCTTGTTTACTTAAATGTAAGATAAAACAGAAAGAACGAATGTTCGTAAAAACTATTGAAATATAGAAGGGGGTGTAGTATCATCTATATTATAAAAAACGAACAAATGTTCTTTCGGACATGGGAGGTACATATGAATAACGAAGAGTATAAAAAATTTATTATTATTATGATTGAAAAAATTAATGACAATCAAGTGTTAGAAAAAATTTATAAATATGTGCATAAATTTTTCATTATGAGAACGGGTGAATAGCCCGTTCTTTTTATGTGAAAATATCCTTGAAAAAGTTTTTTATAACATCCCGTTCTTCTTTGCTAAGAGATAGATATTTCTCTAGCATTTTTCTGTCAATGTTATCTAAATTGTAATCTTCTGCAATTTCGTCAACAACACTTTCTGGAGTTCCGGTAAACATCTCTCCCTTACCCTCAGTAAGCCAAAAATAATTTACCCTAAACTCTCTACATATAGATAAAATCATTTGTTCGGTAAGTTTTCTTTCGTTATTCTCTATTTTTGAAATAGCAGTTTTTCCAACTCCCAAAGATTTACCAAATTTTTCGAGAGTTAAGTTTAAGAATTTTCTTAATTCTCTCACTCGTTCACCTTGAGTCATGCATTCACCTTCTTTCTGGTTATAGGATAACACTGACGCATTTGATAGTCAAGAGGAAAAGTTGGCAAAGGGAACAAAAAAGAGTTGACAAAGATGTCTAAGGGGATTATAATGTGGGCAAAGGGGACAAGAAAGGAAGTGACAATATGAAAAGTAAAGACTTAGAAGAAATCAGAGAAGATGGAAGAGAATTTGCGGAACTTATAAAGAAGATTCCGAAAGAAAGAAAAAATGAGGCTCTTAGGTTATTGGAGGGATTTGCTTTATGCGCAGAGCACATGTGTAGGAAAGCAGGATAGGAGGAGAAAATGCGCATAGATGAAGCTGTAAGAAAAGCGATTGAAGAAAATGGCAGCATCATAAGAAAAAGTACGCTGGAGAGCAATACGCGTATAAAGCCGACAAATACATATGATTGTTGCATTATTTTTACGGTTGGATCAAATCATCGACAATCGAGATATTGGAACCCGACTGCCGATGATTTGATAGCCAATGACTGGGATGTGCTTAAGGAATAAATTTAGAAATAAAATCAGCTGCATTCAACAATGATTCAGCTCGTTGATTTTCCATAGTTGAAATCGCGTAGTCAGAAAGATTGCAGTTGTACACAGTGCCATCAGCATAGAAATTGTCTAAAAAGTTATTTCGACCTAGTTCTCGAAGAACTTCTTCGAGATCATCAATATCCCAATCTGGTAAAAATTGTTCGTGAATGGACGAAGTAGAAGAAAAATTTCGGGATTGAGATTTACTAAAACCGTGTTTACGGCGATCGGAATATTCTTTATACAAAATGTATAAGACCTTTTTCGCGTCCTTAGTAAGCATTCTTAGTTCTCCTTTCATAAATACTCAGCATTGACGGATGCCTGTAATCAAAGTATAGGAGGATAAAAAGAAAAAATCAATAAGTGAGGTGAGAAAAGTGAACGCAATGGAAAGTTACAGAAATGCAGAGCGTTTAGCAAAAGAAATTATAGAAATGTGTACGAAAAAAGGAATCACATTAAAAGAATTGCAAATGCTAGAAACCGCTCTGCCGATCGCTATTGATCAAAAGGTAGAAGAATGTCTATCAAGAGAAAAATTATCGTAAGAAAAATAAGAAAGGAGTTGCAAAGGAACAACGAAGAAAAGGCAGCAGGTAGCCTTAGTGAATAGTACATTAAAGCCCATTGTTAAAATTCCTTCTAAAATCTACTCATACACATATTCACACTTCGTTGTTCCTTTGCAGCTCCTTTAAAAGAGAGCTGCATCGCCGGAGAGGAGAAAAATAAAAAAGCCCGGCAACATAAGCTGCCGGGATATAACGCAGGGTAAAAAAGAAATATACAAAGTTTATCGCTACTTGCGATAATTTACTGCCGTAATAATGGCACAAACCATTATTACGAAAGTAAATAACGAATCATAAGAAACGTACCTTCGCAAACTCCTTTCTTAATGATTATTCCCTGCGCCCTTGATAAAATGTTACTCCTTAATAAGCTCCTTTCCGGCAAATGCCATTAGAAAATTATCTAAAGGTAACAAAGACATTGTAACAAGAAATGAAAGAAAAGTCCATAGAGGTAAGAAAATGGTATATGAAAAAATAGAAAAATTAGCTGAAGAAAGAGGGATACAGATAAGAACTCTTGAAAAACAGCTGGGCTTTGGAAACAAGACGATAAAGGGATGGAAAAAATCCTCTCCATCATTGGAAAACATAGCAAAAGTAGCGAAGTTTTTCGGGGTAACAGTAGATTATTTCGTGGAAAGGTAAAGAGATATGGGAAGAATCGCAATATTTGCATTAACAACATTACTCTTCGCATCCGCTGGAATTTGCGTCTGGTGGGCGTGGAGCAGAGTGTACATTGCTATTAAAAGACGAGAAAGTGTCTTTGAAATAGAAAAAGAAACACATAAAAAGATTAAAGAAAAAGTAAAGGAGCAGGAAGAATGAAAGCAAAAATTGTAGGAGCCATCATCGCAGTAGCGGTTGTGGCAGCAGGAGTTTACGTGGCAATGTCCGGAACTTATGTGGGGCAAGGAGAAGTAGGTGTTGTATACACTGCAAAAAGTGGGGTAAAGGAAAAGACTTTAGGTCCAGGATTCCAATTTGTAGGACCGCTGGCAAAAGTAAAAGATTATCCGGTATCTCAGCAGCAACTTGTATTAAGCAATAATGCAGCGGATTTTAACGAGAAAAAGTTGGAGAAAGATACTCATGTGGATGCCCCGGCAGATGGCGGTATGGTCAAAATGAATATGACAGTAAACTACAACTTTATGCCAGAAAGAGTGACATCGCTCTATGAGAAATTTAATGGGATGGATGGAGAGGAGATCGTAGAGTCTAAAGTAAAAAACTCTATTATTGCCTACATAAAAGAGGTAACTCCGAAGTTTACAGTAATGGATATTTACAGCACAAAAAGATCAGAAGTAGGAGCTGAGATTACTAAATATCTGAATGAAAAACTGAAAGGTGAATACGGAATCGAAGTACAGTCTGCGCTGATTATTGATGTCCAGTTAGATGAAGAACTGCAAAAGAAAGTGCAGGCAAAAGAACAGGCGAAGCAGGATGCTGAGAAAGCAGAACTCGATAAGCAGACAGCTATTGCGCAAGGAGAAGCTAATAAAGCAAAAGCAGAGGCGGATAAAGCAGTTACAATCACAAATGCAGAGGCAGAAGCGGAATCCAACCGAATCGTGAGCCAATCCATCACAGATGAGCTGATCCGGATGAAAGAAGCAGAGGCGAGAAAAGAGCACGGATGGGTAGAAGTGCAGGGAGCAGATACTGTCGTGACAGAAAAATAAAAAAATACAGCAAGTACAAGGGTAAGTTGTACTTGCTGTGCTACATAAGCATTAGCAAGGAGGTAATGCCATGATTATAAAAACAATAAAAAATGGAAGCGCAGTAATCAGAATAGATGATAGCTGCTGTAAAGATGTAACACCGGAAAAAGCACAAGAAAGAATCAATAATTTTGCGGCAATTATCACAAAAGCAGAAAGAGAGCAAAGAGAAAGGACGGCATAAATGAGTATTTTAGGATTTTTCAAAAAACATGAAAAACTTGAAACATATGAGAAGAGAACAGAGCCAAAGGCGAAAATCATTCCATTCCCGGAACGAGAAAAGAAGGGATTAGAGGAATTGAAGCTGATTAATATTACTCACCCAGTAAAAAAGAGCGCACGGTTGGGGAACCGATAATGCGCTCAAGTAATAATCCAATTTAAGTATAAAGGGAAAAAGAAGGAAAGTCAAATGATAAGGGAAAAAGCTGAGAAGATTTTGCCTGCAATAGGAATCGACATGCACTTAAAAGGCGCACAGTACATTGTATACATCATGGAACTATTCGAGGAAGGCTGGGAATGGAAAACAGTAAAAACAATGATTCTATATGAAAAAGTGGCCATGAAATACAAAGTGACATGCGGAGCAGTAGAGCGATCAATCAGATACGCATTCGGAGAAGCATTAAGCAGAGGAAACCTAAAAATGCTATCCAAGTATTTAGATACCACCGAAACACAAAACAGAAAGCTACTGGAAAGTTTATATATGAATCTGATCAAATATAAAACTCCAAAAGAGCACCTGGAAGAGACCAGGAAAGAAACAATACAAATGCTACGCTTTGTAAAGACAGAGGCAGAAAGATTGTTGGAAAATCTGGAAAAAGAAAACCCCTACGATTTGGGAGAACCGTAGGGGTAAGCTATACAGCTTTGAATAATCACCTTTAGTATAAAGTTTGTATGGCAGAATGTCAAGGAAATGAGAGGGAAAGAACCTCTTTTTAAACTTGATTAGGATATTAAACTTACGACTAAGGGAGGGCAGAAAAATGTACAAGAGAGATATATGGACCTTTAAGGATTCGCTGGAGGTGGAAGAGAAGCACACCGGGAGATATGGAGCACCGGGACAGAAGCGGGAAAAGAAAAAGAAAGCTACTCCGGAGCAGATCAAGAAGCAGAACCAGTGGGTAAAAGTAAGAAAAGTAAGAAGACTGATTAAGTGGAACTTTTCAGAGGGAGACTACTGGCTAACATTTACATACAGAGCGACTGACAGACCAAAGAACATGGAGGCTGCCAAAAAGGACATGTCAAATCTCTTAAACAGATTAAAGTATCACTACAAAAAGCAGGACAAGCAGTTAAAGTGGATCCTAAAGATGGAGCAGGGAGCAAGAGGGGCCATACATGCGCATGCGATTATAAACCGGATAGATGGAGGAGACCTACTAATTAGCAAGCAATGGAAAAAAGGACGAGTCCACATGCAGCTGCTTTACGAAGAGGGAGGCTTCCAAGATTTGGCAGAGTACATTGCCAAGGTATCAGATTTGTCTCAGGGCGAGCCATATTCCAGATCTCGCAATATGATAGAGCACGATCCGGAAACCAAGATTTTAAAACGCAGGACATGGAAAAAGGAGATTAAGCCTCCAAAAGGCTATTATGTGGACAAGACCTCCGTTGTGGAGGGAATAAATCCAGTAACCGGATACCCATATAGATACTACACATTAATCAAGATAGGGGGGGGGGATACGAGTGTACAAGGTAAACATATACATCGAGGCGGATAAAAAAGCGCCGCAACGATTAGAAAGAAGATACTGTTTCCTCCTGGAGTACATCCGCAAGGATGGGAGGACAGAAACGAGATTTACTCTCAGATCAGTCAGATTAACCTATAACGAGGCAGTGTTAAAGGCAACTGTTGAGGCACTGGGAAAATTAAATAAAAATTGCCAAGTTGCGATTTATACCGACAATGACTATGTAAAAAGCATGTATGAGACGGAGCTGGACAAGTGGGAGCAGAAAGATTTTAAAGCAAGGACTGGCAGAGACATCGCCAGCCGGGAAGAATGGCAGTCGATTAGTGCGTACAGACGGCAGCATGTGATTAGATTTTTTGAGAGTGACAAGGAGCACACCAATCAGCTTCGTGAGGAGATGAGAGCATGCAAAGTGAGTTAGAAACTGCCTGGAAAGAAGCCAGATCCATGTATGACGGAGCTGACAGAGGCAGATACATAGGGGAAGAGCAGGTAAGGGGTACTACTTACTACTTTTACTATAACGGTAAGGAATATCTGTACGAAACAGATTACGACCGAAAACAAGAGGAAAAGAGGAGAAAACGCGATGAAGAAAGAAGAAAGACTAAGACGAGAAGGTATGGCTTACGCGCTTAGAGTAGCAAAAGAAAAAGGAATTGAAGCATTGGAAAGTGACATGAAAGCAAGGGGAATCTTGGAACTCCCTCTTGCGATGAAAAGTTATGACGGCATGAGAGAACTTTATAACATGCTTGCAATGAGGATTGTATCCACAATCAAAACAGTCACTCTCTGGACACTATACGAAAAGCACGGATGGAGAAAAAAGAGAATCGGAGACTTTGAAAAAGAATTAAATAGAGTCTGCGCCGACTGTTTGGAATTGGACCGCTTTGGAGGGAGCTATGTGAGAGTAAGCGACTATGCAGCAGAACTCAAGGAAACATGCGATGTAGACCTCAATTTTGAAATCCTAAGTCAGATTGACGAGGAAAACACCAAAGCAAGAGGGCAATACATCTCGGTTGAGGCAGTGGCAGAAATCCTCCGAAATGCTGGATTAGACGAAGTGGCAGATGAAATCATCAGAAAGGTGGAGGAGAACAGATGAAAATTACAAGCATCGTAAATTTAAAAGGCGGTACTGGGAAAACAACCACCAGTGTGGCCATGATTGAACTCCTCTCACGGAAAGAGAGGGTACTGGCAATTGACAACGACAAGCAGGGGAATCTCTCTCAGGCATTTAAAAGATACACTCCAGAGCGCATGATTGGAAGCCCCGTCATGCTTTTAACTGGAAAAGCGAAGGGAAACATACTGCATACCGACAATCCATGCATAGACATTATCCCATGCAACATCTACATGGAGAAAGCGGAAAAAGAAGTGTTGCTTGGAAACGTAGCACAGCATGACCGGTATCAAAAGGCACTGTCCGAGTTGGTGGGATATGAGCGCTGCATAATAGACAACCCACCCGACATCGGAATGAACGTGATCAATGCACTGATCGCATCAGACGAGATAATAATCCCGATTAATTTGGACAATTACTCACTGGATGGAATGGTCGAGATGATGAATCAGATCCAGAACATCACAGAAATTAATCGGAAAGCCAACCTCACCGGAATCCTGATCACAGACTTTGAAAAGACCGAAGCTGCACTACAAGCCGAAGAATGGCTGCGGAAAGAATATGGAAAACGAATCTTTAGCATAAAAATACGGCATTCCCGGCAGGCAAAGGATGCAACGCTCTGCCAGGTGCCGGTAACGCAGTACTCTTCCCGGTGCGGAGCCACCCAGGATTATAAAAAGTTTGTAGAGGAGTATCTAAGGAGGGAGAGATAATGGGATTTAATGTACTGGACACATTAAACAGCAAGAGCAGGCAGCAGGCACAGACTGGCCAACTAAGCAATTGGTACGCAAACATGACCTACGAGGAGACCAAAGCCGGAATCCGAGACGGAATCACCAAGATCAAAGAGTCTTTTGTGGAGGTTGGGTATTATCTCCGAAAAATCCAAAGGACAGAGGAGTATAAAGCAGACGGATACAAAGACATCTGGGAGTTTGCCGATCGAGAATATGGCCTACACCGCAGCACTGCCAGCCGATGGATGAAAATGAACGAATTGTTTAGCCAAAACGGGGAAAGTCCATACCTAAAAGAGGAGTATCAGCAGTTTGGAAAGAGCCAGTTGCAGGAAATGCTTTACCTGGAAGAGGACACCCGGCAGCAGGTCACGAAAGACATGACAGTAAGGGAGATCAGGGAACTGCGTAAAACCGAGGAAAGCATTGAAAATCCAATGCAAGAAGAGATTCCGGGACAAATGGAAATACACGATTATCCGGAAGTGGTAGAAGGAATAACCGAAGAGCCTTTCCCGGAGCATCAAACGTTGAGCGAAGAGCAGCAGGAAGAACCTCGAGAAGAAATAATTGAAGCGGAATACAAAGAAGCATTCCCAATCCTAAAGAATAAAGAAGAACGGGAAGCGTTTTTAAACGATTACCACAAGTGGCCAGTATGGTGCAGAAACACCTACACCGAAGAAACATTTTACCGATACGACCTTCCGGATGGATCTGCGATAATCGTAAAAGAGTATCCTTACACCAGTTGGAAAGGAGAAAGCGAAGGGAAAGAAAAGTATCTCTTAAAGCCGGACACAAAGCATTTTGCGGATGGAAAAACCAATATCACCGCCCTGATCGAGCATCTGAAGGAGGTCGGAAAGTGGCAGAAATAATGTTTCCGAAGCCGGAGAAAAAGCGAAAGACCAGAAAAAAGACAAAATCCATCATGCACCAGAAAGATGGAACATGTTATCTGTGCTGCCTATCTGGAAACTACGGAAAGCACGCTTGCGTTCAGGAACACCATGTCTTTCCTGGGGCAGATCGACAAAACAGCGAAGAAACCGGATTGAAAGTATACCTCTGAGTGCAGCATCACACCGCCGGACCGGAGGCGGTACACAACAACAAGACAAGCGATATGATATTGAGGAGACTCGCGCAGCAGGCTTATGAGCGTGATCACACCCGAGAGGAGTTTAGAGCAAAGTTCCAGGAGGATAACCTGACCGGGATTGTGGATAACACACCGGAACCCAAACAGGAAAAGTGGACAGATGGATTCCATTTTCTCGACGAAGCCTTATGATCTAAGGATTTAATATATCACACAGTAACTCATTAACCTATCGGAGGAGGGGCAATCTGCCCCTCAGAAAGGAGTTAAAATGAAACGAGACAAAGCGGTAAAGAAGATATTAGAAAAGGGGAAGCCCTGGCAGAGATTGGTATTAATGCACCTGATGCGAGCGAGAATGGACTTTGCTCTCTCTGCGGAAGAGGTAAAAGCCCAGGAAGAAATCGAAAAAATCATAAATAAATTTGTAAACAAAACAATAAAGGAGATCAACAGTGAGGTCTGATATACCACCACACAAGAAACGCTGCGCAAAGTGCAAATACAGCGTAAAACTGCAATCCACAGTCTTATGTGACTATCTGGAGAAAACCGGTCACAGAAGAGAATGTGATGCAGAAACATGCACAAAATTTGAATCAAGAAGGAGAAAGAAAAATGATTAAAACAGAAAGAGGAACAACAGAAATCAAAGGAGACTTATACGAGACATTAGCGGATTATGGAGTAATCACGGTAGCAGTGAGGGAAGTGCTGGAAGAAACTATAGGAAAAGAAAGAGCCGAAGAAGAGATGCAAAAAACAATGCAATTATCGCGAATGAGCGAAGAAGAAAGAGATAAATACTTTGCAAAGGAAATAGAAATGAAAGCAGAACGGGTTGTAGAAAGTATCCGAAAAATAATTGCAGACATAAAATGAGAAGAGCCAGACTGGTGGGAAGAGCCGTGTGGCTCTTTCCGGGCAGAAGCTGATAAGAGGATGCGGAAGGAGAAAGAGAATGATTTGGATCAAAGAAGGAAATATAGAAATAGAAGGAACAGTGGAGGAAGTCAGAGCAGATTACACCATAATAACAAAAGCAGTAAGGAATAGTCTGGCCAAAATGATTGGAAAGGAAAATACTGATAAAGAGTTGGATAAAATGGTGGCATTGGCCAAAATGGAAATAGATGACTTGGTGGACTAGAAGACAACAAGGAGAAGAATGGTATACAAATAAGCATGATGTTGTAGCATGGCAGCCACTTCCAGAACCCATATATTAAGAGTCCAAAATAGACACACCTTTTGCATTGTAAGCAGCCTGAAGGAATGTATGTATCATATCACTGGTCATCATCATTCCTTCGGGCAGCTGGAAAGAAAATGGATTGTCTGGGATGGAAAGAAATTCTTGATATAACAGAAATGTTTCGTAAGACTCGTATTTTTGATAATCACACATAGAAATGCCTCCTTAGATAAAAAGAATTGATAAGCCAATTATAACATCTGAGAAGGAAGCAGTAAAGGAGGGAAGCCGATGAATAAAGAAGGATATAAAGATCCAACAGCAGACAGAGCAATCGCGCATGCAGAACACATCCCGAAGCATGTTAGGCAAGTATTGGATGTATTGGAGCAGGCAGCAGGAATCGCTGGGTTCCGGATCAAAAACATAGAAATCCAAGACCGCGCAACCAAAGCAAGATTCAGACGGCGCGGATGAAGAGGGGAGTATAAAGAGTTGAGTGTCACGGAGTATCTTGCAAGGAAGGGGATTAATATTGGACAAGCAGATACTCATTGAATATGCAGATATGAAAGAAGAGATCAAAGACCTAAGAAGGAGAATACAAGCAGATCAAAGGGAGCTGGACAAACTGAATCAAATGATTGTAGTTGATTCAGTTACATGTGGAAAAAAGGGAAAGAAACCACTCGCAACAGTAAAAGTGGAGGGGAAACCCAAAAGAGCGATTACGAGGAAGCAAGCTGCGTATGAAAGAAAGATTGCGCGCTTAGAAGAGCTAGAAGCTGACTTATTAGAAAAGCAGATAGAGGTGGAAGAATACATTGAACAGATTGGAAAGAGCAGGCTAAGAATTATGTTTAGGTTATATTACATAGACAATCTGACATGGGAAATGGTAGCGATGAAAATGAATTACATGTTCCCGAAAAAGAAAATTCCGTTCACGAAAGATAGTTGTAGGATGGCACATGATAGATTTCTTGAAAAAGTTTCATAAATGTTCGCCACTGTTCGCTTTAAAAGTGGTAATATGTTATTGCTACAAAGTAACTACTTCGTGAATTTTAACTCTTACCCGAGGCGACCGAGAAAAGGTTGCCTCTTCTCGCGTTACGGATACTTAATTCAGGGGCAGAAACACCAGCTCATAACTGGTAAGTCATCGGTTCGATTCCGATAGTATCCATTCACCAAAAAAAGAATAAACAATAGAATCAGAAAGCATCTAGCGAAAGCCGGGTGCTTTTGCGCGTCCTGAGCAAATGACGATAAAAGGCTCTGGGCAAATGCCTATGTTGTGCGATGTAGCACATATACATAGCAGGATAGAGCAGTGGAAGCTCGCCAGTCTCCTTAGCTGGAAGTCGGAGGTTCGAGTCCTTCTCCTGCAACTCAACAAGGAGGCAACATGACAGAGCGTGACATTGCATTTGTAAAAAAATGCATAAAAGAAAACATACATAGATTTTACACATGGAGCAAATGGAAAACGAAACGAGAAGAAGTCCTGAGACTTGATAAATATGAATGCCAGATATGCAAGCAGAGAGGAAAGTACAAGAAAGCCACAACAGTCCATCATGTAAACTATGTAAAGAAGCATCCAGATAAGTCATTAGAAATCTGGTATTACTTCAGGGGAGAGAAGAAAAGAAACCTCATAAGTCTCTGTCATGAATGCCATGAAGAAGTACATGGATACCGCAAAAAAGAAAAGAAGAAGCCATTGACAGAAGAGAGATGGTAAAAATGAGAGAGTACCCCCGGTCGAAAAAAATCGGGTTTTAATTTGGCCGTTAGAGACCGGTGGGTGCTCTTGACAAAAGAGATTTTTCCGCGCGCGCGTGAAGGAGGGGGTGGTCTAAGGGCGAGAAAAACGAGAAAAGAAATATTAAGAGAAGAAATCAAAGATGACCTTTTGGAACAGTTGGCCAAGAATGGGACCACTGGGAAATATTACATCGACTTAGTAGATAAATACATGGATTTTTGGGACCTGGAAAATGACCTGATTGCAGACATAAAAAAGAGAGGAGCTGTTGTCAAATATGATAACGGTGGAGGACAAAAAGGACAGAAGAAAAACGACTCCATAGATCAGAGAATTAAGGTAAGCGCACAGATGCTGAAAATACTGGACAGCATTGGAATTAAGCCGGTTTCCGGAGATCCGGGAGATGATGACGATGAGTTGTAAAATTCATCCATATATCCAGGAGTGGATTGACATTGTTGAGCATAAAACCTATGCAGTGTGCGAGGATCAGGAGCTGCTGATTAAGCATGTAAAATGGTGCTTTGAAAACGAAGATATTTATGTTGATGAGGAGCAGTTTGAAAAGTATATGGGACTTACAAAATACTTCCCATTTGAAGATATTTTCCCTTGGCAGAAGTTTGTGATTGGGCTGCATGACTGCACATATTGGAGCAAATCAGGGCTGCCGAGATGGCCGGATTTGCTCTGTATGTTGGGGAGAGGAGCGGGGAAAGATGGTACGATTGCGGTAGAATCTGCGTGCTTAATGTCCCCATATAATGGTATCCGGGAGTATGATGTTGATATTTGTGCGAACAATGAGGACCAGGCGATGCGCCCGGTGCAAGATGTCATCAATGCCTTTGAGCAGCCGTCTGTCGTAAAAAAGCTAAAGAAGTTTTTTCATTGGACAAAAGAAAAAGTCGTGAGTCTGAAAACAAAAAGCGTTATGCGAGGAAGAACGAACAGTCCAAAGGGAAAGGATGGTTTGCGATCTGGAATCTGCATATTTAATGAGATCCATCAATACGAAGATTACAAGAATATTAACGTATTTACAACTGGTCTTGGAAAAAAGAAACATCCGAGAAGATCTTACTATACTACAAATGGGGATGTCCGGGAAGGTCCCCTGGATGATCTGCTGGAAACAGCAGAAGGAATCTTGCGGGGAGGAGAACCGGATAATGGACTTTTGCCTTTTATTTGCAGGTTAAATAAAAAAGAAGATGTCGATGACGAAGCAAATTGGCCAATGGCAAACCCATCTCTTCCGTATTTGCCAAACCTGCTGGAGGAGATCCGGAAGGAATACCGGGAATGGAAGAAGAATCCAAGAAGACTGCCAGCGTTTATGACAAAGCGAATGAATATTCCAGAAAACGCAGAAGAGATGAGCGTAACAGATTGGGAAAACATAGCAGCTACCAATATTATTCTTCCGGATTTGGAAGGATGGAGCTGCACTTGTGGAGTGGACTATACAAAACTAAATGACTGGGCTTCAGTGGATCTGCATTTTAGAGATGGAGATCAAAGATATGATATAAGTCATTCGTGGGTGTGCCTCCAATCAAATGATTTGGAGAGGATAAAGGCTCCGTGGAAAGAATGGGCGGATATGGGAAGATTAACTTTAGTAGACGAAAATGAAATACATCCTTCAGTGATTACGGAATATATCCAACGAGCGAAGAAAAAGTACAATATTAAAAAACTGGCAATCGACGATTACCGATTTGCGCTACTTGCTAAATATCTTAAAGAAATAGGATTTGATTTGAAAATCAGGAAAAATTTGAAAATAGTAAAGCTGCCAGATGTTATGAAAGTCGCCCCGGTAATTGACAGTTGCTTTACGAATCAATGGTTTAACTGGGGAGACGCACCGGAACTACGGTGGGCAACGAATAATACAAAGTTGATCAGACATGGAAGGAAACTGGGGAAAGAAGATGATGCAGATCTGGGAAATTTCGTGTATGGAAAAATTGAATCCAAAAGCAGGAAGACAGATCCGTTTATGGCACTGGTAGCAGCAATGACCATAGAAGATGAGTTGCCACAGAAACGGCCAAAGCCAACTCCGGCAACAATGGTATACAGCTATTAAGGAGGTGAGAGTAGGAAGTTAAGCATAAAAGACTGGCTGATCAAGAAGTTGGGAGTCGGAAATATCAGCATTAACATGCAGGATATTATGGATGACAAAGAAGTGCAGGGAGCCATCTATGAGATCTACCTCAGAGAACTGGCTTTTTGGACTTGCGTAAATAAAATTGCAAATGCAGTGAGCAAATGTGAGTTCAAAACTTATGTAAAAGGAAAAGAAGTTAAAGATGCAGAGTATTATCTTTGGAATTATGAGCCGAATCAAAATCAGAATGCAGCAGGATTTGTGAACAAACTGATTGGAAAATTGTACAGAAACAATGAATGTCTTGTTGTAGAAGTAAACCGAAAACTGTATGTAGCTGATTCTTATTGCAAAGAACCTTTTGCCCTGAAAGATTATGAATTTAGTGGGATTGTTATTGACGGATATGAGCTGTCGGAAACATTAAGAATGTCAGATGTCATGTTTTTTGAACTGAACTCAAATGACATGAGAAAGCTGATGAATGGAATGTATGAGACGTACTCTAAATTGATTGTGTATGCTCAGGAAGCATACAAAAAATCAAGAGGGAAAAAAGGAATTTTAAACGTAGAAGCAATCGCTCAGGAGGATGACAATTTCAACGAAAATTTCAATCAGTTAATGACGGAACATTTTAAAAACTTCTTCAGCAAAGAAAATGCGGTACTACCGTTATTTGATGGATATAACTATCAGGACATATCAGACAGCGGAAAGACGTATTCCACCGAGTCTACAAGAGATATCAAATCACTTGCAGATGATATATTTGAGTTTACCGCAAGAGGATTTTCCTTCCCGCCGAGCCTTGCAAAAGGAGATGTGCAGGATACGAGCAAAGCGATTGATGAGCTGCTGACGTTTGTCGTAGATCCATTGATTGAGATGTTGCAGCAGGAGATCAACCGGAAACGAAATGGATACAAAGGATTTAAGCTGGGAACGTACATCAAAATTGAAACACTTGCGGTAAAACATATTGATATTTTTGACATTGCGACACCGGTGGACAAGCTGATCTCCAGTGGGGCCTTTACAATTAACGATATTTTAGAGGTGCTCGGAAAACCTCGAATTGAAGAGGAATGGGCAAATCAACACTTTATGACAAAAAATTACAGTAAGATTCAAGACCTGCTTGCAGGATTGGATAAAAATAATGCTCAGTGAAAGGGGTGAGTAAAGGAAGAACATTACGAATTGGCGAATGGAGCCGGTGCAGGCAGAAAACAAAATTATTCTCTACATTTACGATGACGTAACAGAATATGGAGAATTTGACTGGAATGAATGGGAATATAAAGATTCTGAAACATCTGCCAAGTATTTTGCAGAGAAACTTTCGGAAATTCCGGAAGGACAGATGATAGAGCTGCATATCAACTCCAACGGAGGATCTGTAAAAGAGGGAGTAGCAATTTATAACCTGCTGAAGCAGTGCTCAAACAAAAAAGTCGGTATTGTGGACGGGGTGGCACACAGTGTTGCATTTTTAATTTTGCAGGCATGCGATGAAAGAAAAATGTGCCTGGGAACAACGGCGCTTGTCCATGATATGTGGATGTATTGCTCCGGAAACGCAGCGCAGCTCAGGAAGTATGCAGATGATCTTGACGACATGATGGAAGCAAACCGGCAGGTGTTTTTGGAAAGAGCAAATATCAGCGAAGAAGAATTGATTGAACTGATGCAGAATGAAACATATCTGACACCGGATAAAGCTCTGGAATACGGCCTGATCGACGAGATTATGAATAAAAAAACAGAAACAGCAGGAAATGAAGAAATTTTGGAAAAACTGTCAAGCATGCAAAGGCAGCTGAACAGCCAGGAGAGCTTCCGGCAGCAGATCGCAAAAATGAAAGAGCAGCAGCTGGAGAAGCCGGAGAAAAATAAAATCTTAGAACTTTTTAAAGGAGGAACAATACAAGGAAAAATTTAGATGTAATTGAAATGGAAAAAAAGGCTATCGTACAGAAAATGAACGATGCAATCAAAGACGGAGATACAGAACAGTTTCAGGCAGCGTTTGTGGAGCTGTGTGATAAAATCCAGGAAAATGTTTTAGAGCAGGCAAAAGCGATCGTAGAAGAAACAGATCAGAAAATCTTATCTGACAGAGGGGTCAGACAGCTGACATCAAAAGAGAGAGAATATTATCAGAAACTCTCTGAAGCAATGAAAGCACCTAACCCAAAACAGGCAGTAGAAAACCTCGATGTAGTGATGCCATTTACAATCTTGGATAAAGTATTTGAGGATTTAAAAACAAATCACCCATTACTGTCCAAGATCCAGTTTACTTCCGTGACTGGTCTGACGAGAATGATGATGAATACCAATGGATACCAGAAAGCTGCTTGGGGAAAACTCTGCGCAGAGATCATCCAGGAACTCACATCAGGATTTAGGGAAGTAGATGTAACATTAAGCAAGTTATCTGCATTCCTTCCGGTTTGCAAAGCAATGCTAGATCTTGGTCCAGAGTGGTTGGACAGATATGTTAGAGAAGTGTTATACGAAGCACTTGCAAACGGATTAGAAGACGGTATTGTAAACGGTACTGGAAAAGATATGCCGATTGGGATGACTAGACAGGTAGGAGAAAATGTATTGGTAAGAGGCGGAGAATATCCAGAAAAGAAGCCAATTAAAATCACAAAGCTTGATGATATACAGCTCGGAAAGCTCGCAGCAATCATGGCAAACAATGAGAAAGGACAGTCAAGAACAGTGGATTCACTGATTCTTGTAGTAAATCCAGCGGATTATTTCAGTAAAGTCCTTCCGGCAACACAGAGACCAGCACCAGGCGGCGGATATGTGAGTACACTTCCATTCCCGATTGAGGTTATCCAGTCTCCGGCGGTAGCTGTAGGCAAAGCGGTATTCGGAATGGCAAAACTGTATTTTATGGGATCAGGAATTGAAAACGGAGGAAGAATCTTATACTCTGACGATTATAGATTCCTGGAAGATGAAAGAGTATATCTAATTAAAATGTATGGGCACGGATTTGCTATGGATGACAATGCATTTGTGTTATTAGACATTACAGCATTACAGCCAACCAGATACGAAGTGGAGGTAGTGCAGCCAGAGGAGAATGTTGAGAATGCAAACCTTGCTGACTTTAAGGTTGGAGGACATGCACTTACACCACCATTTACAGAAGGGACTCTGACATACACTTTAACAACAACGGATGCATCTAACACCGTGCAGGCAGTGGTTGCAGATACGACTGCGGAGGTAGAGATCACTTGGAATGAGAAGCCGATTGCAAATGGAAGCAGAGTAAACTGGCAGGAAGGAGCCGGAAATATCGTGAAAGCAAAAGTAACAGATGGTAAGACGACAAAGACATACCAAATTACTGTTACAAAGAATAAGGAGTAAAGATGGAGGAATTACTGGAGGATGTAAAAAATTTTCTGGACATCACTTGGGAAATGGAACTCGGAGAGAAAAAAAAGCTCTCCGGGATCATTAAACGCGGGGAAGCATATTTAAAAGGGAAAATCGGAGAATGCAATTTTGAAGAAGAGACACCAGAGAAAGAGTTGCTTTTAAATTACTGCATGTATGCGCGTGCTGGTCAAGTGGATGAGTTTATAAAAAATTATAAACAGGAAATTATTGCTTTACAGATTAGCAGATGGAGGAAAAAGAATGCCAAGACGTAAGGAAACAAAATTTGTTACATTTAACGATGGGTGTTTAGAAATATGCAAAGTCCAGGGGAGAAAAATCGTGGAAACAAAGCAGGAGCATGTGCGGTTTGGATATCGGACGGTTGGGATTAAACGCTTCTACGAAGCGAAGGTACTATCAAGTCAGATTGATGAGGTAGTAGCTGTTCTGCCGATGGAGGATATATCAACGATGGATGTGTGCATAATCCGCGGGATGCAGTATAAAATTGTACAGATCCAGAATAAATACGACCAGACACCTTCGTGCATGTTTCTGTCACTGGAAAAGATTACAACACTCTATGAGGATGTGAGAGAATATGGCTAAAATTGATATTGATGAATTGGCGATTGCAGTAATCAATGAGTTGGATGCCTATCGGGAAGATGTAATGGAAGTGGTGGAAAAAGCTGTAAAAGAAACAGCAAAGCAGACGGCAGCTGAACTCAGAATGACATCTCCGGAAAGAGATGGAGATTATAAAAAGCATTGGACATACAAACGAGATGCCAAGCTGAAAGGCAGATACAAGTTTAATACGGTAGTATATTCTAAAAAGCCATCCTATCGCATCACACACTTATTGGAGCATGGACATGCGAAAAGAAATGGTGGAAGAGTGGATGGAATTCCGCATATCAGTATTGCGGAAAAGCATGCAAAGGAAATTTTGATGGAAAGGTTAAAAAGAAGCCTATGACACAAGAAAAGATAGAGAGAATATTGCAGGAAATAGGAATTGAATATAGATATCATCATTTTGAGACGGAGGAAGCAGTCAATCCTCCGTTTATTTGTTGGCTGATTCCAGGAAGCAATAACTTTTCGGCAGACGGAAAAGTCTATTTTAAAAGTAACAAAGTAAACATAGAGCTTTATACGGATCAAAAAGACTTTGACCTGGAAGAACAAGTAGAGGAAATACTCGACAAATATGGAGTGTTTTGGCAAAAAGATGAACAGTATATCAAGTCGGAAAACATGTATGAAGTTCTGTATGAAGTGGAGGGAAAGTAAGGAAAGAAAGACTGGCACAGAAAAAAGATAAAGTAAAGTTTAATATCAGCAATGCGCATATTGCGCTACTAAAAGAAGATGAAATGGGAGTAATCACATTTGATACACCTTTTGCGCTACCGGGATCCGTATCACTTTCGTTAGAAGCACAAGGAGAATTGACACCATTTTATGCCGACGGTGTAAAATATTATGTCTCTTCTTCTAACAGCGGATACGAAGGAGATTGGGAAGTGGCGATGATCACGGATGAGTTCCGGGAAAAGATTTTGAGTGAGTATATCGACAAGAATAAGGTAATGCTAGAAGAAGCAACCGCAAAAGTGAAGCGGTTTGCTCTGGGATTTGAAATCGACGGAGATGTAAGGGGAACAAGATTCTGGTTTTATTGTTGTACCTCGACAAGACCTACAACAGAATCAAGCACCACGGAGGATACGATTGAGCCGACAACAGATACAGTAACAATTTCTGCATCAGCGGTACCAGTTGGGGAAGCAAAAAAAATGGCTGTCAGAGCAAAAACAACGGCAGAAACATCGGAAGACTTATACAACAAATGGTTTGAAAAGGTATATATTCCGGATCAGGAAGTAGCTTAGGGGGGATTGGAATGCGAAAAACATTAGCGATCAATGGAGTAGAATGCAAATTTAAGAGTTCTGCGGCAATCCCCCGCATTTACCGTCTGAAATTTGGCAGGGATATTTTTACCGACATGCAGAAAATTGGAAAACAGATCAAGGTGCAGGAAAAACTTAAAGAAGAAATGAAGAAAAAATGCGAAAAGGAAGGAAAAGAATTTGATGAGAGCGAATTTGAAAGCAGCCTTCCAATCGAATCGCTGGAAATGTTTGAAAACATTGCATTTTTAATGCACAAGCATGGCGATCCGGAACAGCCACAAGACATTGACGAATGGCTGGAGCAATTTGAAACATTCGATATTTATGAGATTCTGCCGGAGATCATGGATATGTGGCAGATGGAAAACAAACAGATGTCAATTCCAAAAAAAAAGAACGGGAAATAGATCGAGAAGTCAATACCGCTCTGTTCATGCTTAGGTGTGTGCAGTGTGGTATTTCTATTTCTGATCTTGAGCTATTAAGTATTGGAATGGTAAATGACATGTTCATCGAAATGAAAAACGATGATTATGATTATCCGAAAATCGCAACACAAGCAGACATAGACGCACTGTAAAGGAGGAAACAAGGGCAAACAGAATCAAAGGTATCACAATTGAAATTGGAGGAGATACCACAAAACTAAATAAAGCTCTGGATGGTGTAGATAAAAAACTTTATGGAGTGCAGTCATCGTTGCGAGATGTCAATAAGCTGTTAAAACTGGATCCTACTAATACGGAGCTGCTGAATCAAAAGCAAAAACTCTTGCAACAATCTATACAAGGAACCGAGACACGTTTAAAGACCTTGAAGCAGGCAAGTGAGCAGGCGGCAAAGACGGCTGGAAATTACGATGCCTGGAAGCAGGCTTATACACCTATCCAGCAGGAAATTGAGAAGACCAACGGTAAGCTAGACACATTAAAGAAAAAAATGAAGTCTATGGAAGAAGCCGGAGAAATTGACACAGAAGAATATAAAGAGTTAAGCACAAAAGTAGAAGAATCCACGAAGAGTCTGGAAGAATTAAAACAGAAGAAAAAGCAGGTAGACGAAGAGTTTGGGCATCCGATCAGTCCAGAAGGAATGGATGCGCTGCAAAGAGAAATCATTGAAACAACGAATGAGTATAAAGCTTTGCGAAAAGAGGTCGGAAGTGCAAATGCTGATCTGGCAAAAGTATCCGCGGTAACCGGAAAAGTTGGGGAAACAGCAACGGCAGCAGGAAAGAAGATGCTTCCGCTCACTGGAGCACTCGGAGGAATTGGAGTTGCATCTGTCTCTATGGCCAATAATTTCGAGGACGCAATGAGCCAGGCGGCAGGTGCACTGGACAAACCGATGTCAGAAATGGAGGAGCTGCGGCAACTGGCGATTAAAACTGGCCAGGATACCATTTTCTCGGCAACAGAAGCTGGAAACGCAATCACAGAACTTGCAAAAGGTGGCTTGACAGAAGCTGACATCAAAGCAGGAGCATTACAGACTACAATGGATCTTGCAGCATCATCCGGAATGGGACTGGGAGACGCGGCGAATGTAGTTGTACAAGCAATGGGCGCTTTTGGTCTGGAAGCAAACAAATCCGCAGAGGCAGCCAATGCTTTGGCCGGAGCGGCAGCAGCATCC